GGATGCCGAACAGCGCGAACGCGGCCAGGATGATCCCGCCCAGGCCCGTCACGGCGGCCTCGGACCAGTGGAGCCCGTACTCCGCGAACATGCCCGCCAGCGCGCCCACGGCGGCCACGAACAGCCCGGGAGCCCACGGCCTGGTGGTCAGCGCGATGACGATGCCGGTCAGCGCCGTGGTGATGGCCACGGCCTGGCCGGTGCTCAGCCAGTCCACCTGGAACCCGGCGACCCACGTCAGGAGCGCGCCGATCAGCGCGAGCCAGAGCGCGGGCTCACGACCGAAAATCCTGATCTGACCCATCTGTCCCTTCTTCCTGTTACTGGGCGGTAACCTCCAGGGTCCCGCCCGTCACGTCCAGCACGCCGGACAGCGTGCCGTCCTTGCCCGCCGGACCGGGGTCGCCCTTGGGTCCGGGCGGTCCCGCCGGTCCCGGCGCTCCGGCCGCGCCCGGGGCTCCGGGCGGCCCGGCCGGGCCTCGCGCGCCGGAGCGCTTGGCCATGACGTTGGTCAGCATGGACCACGCCTGCCAGCCGGACAGGTACGTGATCGGCCCGGCGTCCGCCTTGTCCTTGCGGTACTTGTTGATCGCGGCCTCGGTCTTGGGGCCGTAATCCCCGTCGATGTCCCCCGGCGAGTATCCCAGGTCAGCCAGCACGTATTGCCAGAACTTGACCTCCTCGGACTTGTCGCCCTTCCTGATCAGCATGTCCCCGGTCTCCCCTCCGCCAGACCCACCGCGCACCGAGGCCAGCCCGAGCGAGCCGGTCCAGTTGTCAGCGGTCTGGGTGTAATCGCCCGAGAAGTGGGCGTGCTTGTCGTGGGCGTTCGAGCCCGTGTACGTCCGGGTCTGCCAGCCGTCCGTCCGGCTCCAGATCCGGCGCTTATAGATGATGTACCGGAACGGGATGTACCCTCCGGCCCTGGCCTTGCGGACGAGGTACTGGACCACCAGCTCCATCCAGTCCGTGCCCGAGCCCGGGACCAGATCGCGGTCCACGTCGATGGCGCGAACCTCGTCCAGCGAGTCCCCGTCCTTGTACTCCGCGCGCCCGGTGCGGTCCGGGTTGTGGCCGCTCACGCTGGCCGCGTGCGCCGGGTCGCCCTTGCTCCCGTCACTGGCCTTGTCCCGGCCGGGGAACACGGCGTTGAACTCGTTGCGGACCGTCGTCTGGCCGCGCGTCAGGACCCAGGCCACTCAGACCACCTCGCCCTGTCCCAGCTCGGCCAGGTCCAGCGTGGTGGTCGCCCAGTCGGTCTGACGGTCGTCCTCCCAGGGGTCCGGGATCACCGGCCCCAGGTGGTCCTCGGGGTCCTCGTCCGGGTCCGCCTCGTGTGCGCTGGTCCCGTACGTGATCCGCTCGTCCAGTTCGTCCATGCCTTCCCTCCTCCCCTCGTGTCACTTCACAGTAACAGCTTCACGGGGGTCAGTTCATCGACGCCGGGAGCGCCGGGTCCGCGCGGCCTTGCGGCTCATCCGCGAGCGCTGGGCGTGCGTCACGCCAGCGTTGCTGATCCGTGCGGCGGACTTCTTGCTCATGCCCTTCCGGCGGAGCGCCCGGTACGCGCGGTGCCGCGAGCGCGCCACGTAACCCTTCCGGCCGCCAGCGCTGGAGACCATCTCCACCACCTCCTCGTCCTCCAGTGTCTACCCGCCCCAGGAGCACGCCAGAGCCCCCAGGACCGCAATCCTGGGGGCTCGGGGGTCGGTCGGCTCAGAACGCCATCCGGAGGGCCTGGCGGGTCTCGCGGCGGAACCGGCGGTTCAGGGTCCGCTTGACGTGCCGGACCTCGCCACGGTGCCAGCCCAGCTCGCGCCGGTGCTCGATCGCGTCCACCTCCAGGCCGCTCTTGGTCGTCGGGCGGACGGGCAGGGTGTCAACCTTGATCATGGCCGATGTGCCTCTCTGTGTAGTTTTCAACCGGTTCGGGGGCTGTCCCCCTCACACGGACTACATTACAGCCTTGACTGTGAAGTGTCAACACGAGAGAGGCCCCCGGGGAGGAGGAAATCCCCTGGGGGCCTCTCGCGGCCGGTCAGTCCTTGACGTGCGCCAGCACCACGCCCCGGCCCTCCAGCGCCTTCTCCACGCGCCGGACGGTCCACCGGTCGGCCGTCACGCCGTTGCCCACCAGCGCGGACGTGAGCGCCGTACTGCCCACGTCCCCGGCGGGCTGGAGCTGGTCCGCGCCGATCATCCGCATGAACCAGTCGGCCGCCGTGCCCACGCCGGTCCCACCGGCACCGCGCCGCCCGGTGAACTTCTCCGCGATGGCGGCGGCCATCGCGTGCTCCAGCCTCGGGTACCACTCGCTGATGTCGGGCTTCCCGGCCGCCGTGCCCTCCGGCACGGCCTGGACGTACCCGTACAGCGGCTTGCCCGCGTACTCGCCAGTGAACTTGTGGTCCTCCCATCGGTAGAACGTCCAGCCGCCCACCGTGCCCTCGCTCGCGTACGTCATGATCCGTTGTCCTCTCCGTCCGTGTCGTGCGGGTCGATCTTGCTCAGGTGGTCCGCCAGCTCGATCTCCCGGCCGCGCCAGGGCGAGTCGTGACGGAGGTCGATACCGTGGTCCCTCAGCGTGGCCAGCGCCCAGCTCTGGGTCTCGTCCCAGGCGTGCTGGTCCAGTGTGGCGAAGCTGGCGTTCGAGCCGCTGTACTGGGTCCCCTCGTCCTGGCGGTCCATCCTCATCCGCCAGGTGGGCAGTCCGGACCACTGGGTACGGCGCTCGGTGCCCTCCAGGTCCACCCAGACCCGGCCCACCTTGGTCACCACGGCCGGGATGTACCGCTCCTCGGCGGGACGGCCCCGCATGTCGTTCGGGCTCCGGCGCACGATGACGCGCTGACCCGGCTCCAGCTTGCCCAGCTCCGGCCGGGCCTTCTTAGCAGTCATGCCGACAACGTTACCGCCACGCCTGCAAGGTGTCAACCCTCAGCGGCCACCGAGCGGCCCGAGGCTGGTGGTGGGCATCGCGCCCACCGGCTCCACGAACGAGCCCGAGCCTCGGTGCTGGTCCGCCCAGAGCGCCATCGCCACCGCGTCGCCACGGTCCGGCGAGCGGCCCAGCCGCTCCACCACCTTGTCCTTGGTCTCCACCTGGATCTTGGGCGGGAGCCCGGTAGTCACGGTCCAGGTGGGCGTGGTCAGGTCCGAGATCATCAGGTCGTCCGGGGGGAGGGCCAGGACCGGCTCGAACGCCGGGTCCAGGAGTTCGCGGAGCCGCCAGTACGCGGCGCTTCGGATGTTGGCGAACCCGAACTTCCCGGACCGGTCCCGGACCGGGGCCTTGCCGGAGCCGGTGTACGCCAGGGGCCGCGCGCCCAGCTCGCGGAGCCGGTCGTATACGCCAGCGCCCAGGCCCACCACGTCCACGATGGCCCGGCCGTCACGAGCCTGGATCAGGCCCACGGTCGCCATCGTGTCGCGCCGCCGGTTGGCCTCCAGCGTCACGGCCCAGCCGTCGCGCGCCGCCAGAACCGTCTCGTCCCCTCCCCGGCCCACGTCCACGCCGGTCCACAGCGGTCCGCCGGGGCTCGGCCGCCCGGCCCGGTCCCAGTCGTGCCACCGCTCGATCGCGGCCTCCAGCCACGCCAGCGGGATCACGCTGTCCTCGTCCGACGCGTGGAACTCGCCCAGCACGCGGTTGTGGTAGATCGCGCTGTCCACGCCCCACTGGCGGGCTCGTTGCTCGGCCCAGGCCCGGGAGATCCGGCCGCCTGCGATGGCCTCCTCCAGCGTGACGTGGCGGACCCACCAGTCCTCGAACCCGGGCGCGCGCCGGTGGATGTCGTAGAACCGGCCCGAGGGCGGCCCCGGCGTGCTCATGGCGAACGCGTACGCGTTGTCCTCGGTCTCCGGTCCGGCGTTCGAGAACGCGCCCTCGATCGAGTCCCAGGTGGCGGGCGGGACGATCTTGGCCTCATCGATCAGGTACAACAGCTCGCGGGCGTGCGCGCCCTCGATCCGCTCGGGCTGGTTGCTCGCCACGGCCGTGGCCGCGCCGTGGTTCAGCTTCAGCCGGAGGTCCAGGAGTTCCCGGCGGGGGTCGTACGGCCTACGTCCGAGCGCATCGAAGTCGATCCGGTCCGCCCACTTGTGGATCTCCGGCCAGAGGTAGACCTCCAGGTGACGCCACGCGCTGGCGGTCGTGATGATCTTCCAGTCCAGCCCGGCCAGCTCGCGCGTGGTGGCGAACCAGTTGACCAGGACCGCGCCCTTGAACGACTTGCCGAGCCCGTGCGGACCTCGCACGGCCACGCGCCGCCGTACGGGGAGGGCGTCCAGGACTTCCGCCTGGTACGGCGCGAACCTCACGCCGGGTAGGCACTCGTCCGCCCAGGCCACCGGCGAGTTCATCCACCGGGACAGCCGGGTCCGGCTGAGCACCTTCCCGGCCAGATCCACGATCATTTCTCGGTCCCGCTCCCCAGCGCGGTCACGTCGATGTTGGACAGGTGGCGTGTGACCAGCTCCGGGACCTTGCGCTCCTGTTCGGGCGTCAGCTCCAGCCCGGCCAGGATGAGCGTGATCCGCCCGGCCACCACGTCCCCCCAGCGCTCGGCC